TTCCTGCGCCAGACTCTTTAATAATGCTGTTTGAACCGTCATGGTAAATTTCAAGATCAGAGCCGTCTCCAAACAATGCTTTTTCATTGTCTCCAAACTGGATGTTATTTCCATTGGTATCTAGGTTGCCACCTAGTTGTGGAGTAGTGTCACCAACAAGGTCAGGATTAATCGTGTTCCAGCCAGAGCCGTCGTAGATACGAGTAGTGTTGTCAGAGGTATTAAAGTACCAGTCACCTACTGTTACTGCGTCACCGTTACCGTCTACTGTTGGGTTGCTTGAGGCCGTGCCTAAGTACAGACCGTCAATGGCCTCCTTAGCAGCCTCAGCAGCCGTTTGTGCAGTCTGTGCTGCAGTAGCACTGGCAGCTGCGTTCGTTGCTGAGGTGGACGCTGAAGAGGCGCTAGAGGCAGCATTGCTTTCTGAGGTAGAAGCATTGGTTGCTGACGTGGACGCTTCACCGGCTTTAGTAGTAGCTGTGGTAGCTGAAGCAGCAGCATTGGTTTCTGCAGTCTCTGCATTGGTCTCCGCTGTTTCTGCTGCTGTCTTAGCAACCTCTGCTGCGGACTGTGCAGTGTCAGCGGCTGTCTTGGCTATTTCTGCAGATACCTTAGCCGCTACTGCTGCATTCTCTGCAGTCTCAGCATTAGTTTCTGCAGTTTCAGCATTAGTCTCTGCGGTTTCTGCATTAGTTTCTGCTGTCTCTGCAGCAGCCTGTGCAGCCTCTGCAGCAGCTTGTGCGTTAGCCGCAGACGTAGCGGACGCCGCAGCTTCATTTGCTTTTGTAGAGGCTCTGGTTGCTTCTAGGGCTACTTCAGACGCATAGGTGTCTGTACTAGCATCCCCGGAACCACCTGTGCCACGAAATAAAGCCATCTAAAGCTCCTACAAAAGAAAAAGGAAAGGGGCCATTGCTGACCCCCTAAGATCGTTACTCTGGGACTGCGAGAACGAAACCAGCTTCAGGGCGATATACCTGAACACCGTACAGGCAATCAGCCGTGTACAGAGTCGAGAGGTACTCTTGCTTGTACTGGGTTTGTGAACGTACGGCCTGTTGCTCTGCCATGACAATAGCGTCACGGTGGAACAAAAGAGCAGCACGGGTATCAGCAGATCCTGCAGTGTTGTCGCCAGCCGCTTCGATAGTTCGGCAGTTAGCAGAGACGTAAACGTCTACACCGTAGAGGTTACCAATAAGACCGCTGTTGACAGAAGACACATAACGATCAATGCCCATGATAGTGTTACGAACCGAAGGAGGAATAATCAACGAACGTCCGTCCATAGGTACGTTGTTGTCATCCAGCTTTTGGATCATGTCACGGAAGAACGCATCAGTAAAACCGTCATTAAAAAGCCCATCGGTTTTTGTGCTAACAATTGTGTCATCAGTGTACTGAGTAGTTGTACCGCCGTCGTTAAAGAAACAACCAGAGTGCTGGTAGTCGGTTTCTGCTGGGCTGAATACTACAGCACCACCGTCACCAAAGCCAGTACCGGCTGCGTGGAGGTCGTTGTCAATCTGTACAGCAAGAGCATAACCAGCATCTTCTGTATAGAACTGACGGAGGCTAGAAAGAGCCTGAACTTCCACGATGTCCTCAATCAAGCGTGAGTACTCAAAGTGACGGTCGATATCAACAGTCAATTCGCCTTCAGTGTTTGCAATGATAGTAACTGCAGTATCAGCAGCCTTAACATTTGCATCACCACGGACGGGCTTAGGGATGTGGAGCTTGTCACCCTTCTTACCTGTCATAGCCAGCTTCTTAACAAGCGGAGCCATCTTCAGGTTCTTTTGGTAAGCCGCAATAATTTCATCACTCCAGATTTCTGGGATGAAAGTAGCTGCTTCAGTCTTCGCAGTATTACCCCCTGCGCCGGGATATGTAGCAGTAGCCATGTCAATCTCCTAGATTATTTGACTCGACCCTCCGCATAAGCCGCCATGATTTCTTCAGACATTGCTTGATAACGGTCGGGGTCGTTCTTCATTAGTTTAATAATGTCGGCCCTACGATATACCTTCCTACGTGATCTTTCAGCACTACCTCGTGCATTACCTGTACTAGCTGCTTTAAGCGTCTGCTTACGTGCTTGTTTTTCAACATTAGCGGTTTGCTGGGCTACTGTCTTCCGTTCTTTCCAGAGTGAGAAGAGTTCGTCAGCGGCGTCAGCGTCATACTGCTGGTCAGCTTGTACAAACAATTGAGTCCTAATCTTAGACGCTTTAATCCACTCTGCAAACTTAGGGTCTCCTAGTATTGTTTGCATGTCTGAATGTTTAGCTTGAAGCGTAGACAGTGACGTTTGCTTTTTGTACTGCTCAGTATACTGTTGTGCTTCTCTAATCTTAGGATGATTCTCAATAGCACGATTTACTGCACCTTGAGGATCTGTAAAGTAGTCTATATCGTCTTCAGGCTCAACGTGTTGCTGTTGAGGTGCTTGAGTAGTTGTTTGGGTACTAATGTAATCATCAACTACTTTACGAAGCTCTCCTACTTCAGAGGACTGACGACCTAAAAGCTTTTCAGCTTCTTGGTGCATCTGTACAACTTCTTCCATTGACTTACCTTGGTACTTCTCTGGAACTGTAGATTCTTCTTGAGGTTGTTCAACTTCTTCTAGTTGAGTCTCTTCTGCTTCGTTTTCAATGGTGTCCACGTTGTCCTCTTCAGGCTGTGAATCAAGCATTGTTGCTCGTGACATAATTAAACTCCGTGATTATAATCATTGTGGAGGTTTTCATTTCCTACCTGCTTTTTCGTGTTCTCGTACCCACTTCATGTGCTGACCGGGGAAGTCCCCAGTAGAGCCATCAAGGTGAAAAGACGGGGCAGATACCATTTTTGTAGCGTTAGCACCACAACCGCACCTACTGGTTGTAGTACCACTCTTTACAAAATCTTCAAAGACGTGTCCGTTAGTACAACGGAAGTCATATATTTTATACATCTACAGGGCCTTCTTCTTCAGCCTCTGCTTGGTCTCTAGCGGCTTCTATAGTACCCTGTAGATTAATTATTGTTGCAAAAGCAGCTACTTGGCCTTTACGATAGAAGAGGTCTTCTTCGTTCTTTACAGTCTGTATATCTGCTAATTGCTGTGCATTAGTAGAAAGTTCTTGGATGAGTTGTTTGAAACCTTCACTATTGAAGAGTTCGTTGTAGTTGTTAAAATAAGTTTCAAGCTCAGTTGTCATTAGTTTCTCTAAAGTTGTTAACTATAGTTTTATTATATCATACTTTTTAAGAGATGTCAAGCGTTTCTTGTAGATTTCCTGCGTTTACCAGAAGCTGTGACTGCGTGAGCTATGCGTTTAGGTCCTGTCTTACGTGTAGCAGAAGACTTCTTTTCAGCTTTAGTCATCTTAGCTGCAACAGCTTTTGGTCTACAAGAGGGGTACGGACGCTCAGACTCACCTTTTTTTGCAGACTTGCGTCCACAGGGTTTACCTGTCTTAACGTCTACCCATTCTTCCTTAAACCATTTCTTAAGGGCAGCACCCTTTTTACTTTTTCTTACGGCCACTTTTGTTACCCCAGTTCTTAGCGCCGACTTTGCGGCATTTAGCTACAGCACCGGAAGCGTATGCAGAAGGCCATACTTTGTACCTAGACTTGACCTTCTTTGCACAAGCGTCGTTAGCTTTTTTAGTTTTAGCTTTAGGCATAACTACTTCTTCTTGTTTTTCTTATTAGTAAGCAACCGCTTATTACGCTCAGGTAAAGCGGGTTTTTTCTTTTTAGGGGGCGTTGCTTTCATTCTATAATTAGGCATAGCTTTCTCCTTTGCTTTTTGTGAAAGTTCATCAAAGTGAAACAACTTCACAGATGTTTTTCCGTGTGTTTTACCTGAATGAACTTCTCCATTAGGCATCTTATGCGTACCGCCAACATGTTCAGTGCCGTCGCGTTTATAGTGTTTTACGCCTTTAGCCATTATTTAATCCTTACCATTTCTTACACGACCAGTATCGTGCCGTTAGTTTACTAGGTGGGCTTGTGTCACACTTGTGACGTGCTCTGAACGACTTACGACGTGCGGGTTGGTCCTTCTTAATGCTCATGTTTTGATCGCCAAAACGTATGGTTTTAACTGTGTCACCTTCTTTGGCAACTACTACAAACTTCTTAGTTTTATGGCTAGGCGTTCGCTTTGGCTTGTTGTACCCGCTTACTCCCGCCCGTGCTAGTCTTGGGTCTGCTTTCTTTGGCATTAGATAGTTCCTCCACCTTGGTTTCCAGTTGGGCCAGTTGGTCCTCTAGGTCCTTGAGGCGCTGGAACGTCCCTTGGAATTCGTGGTTGACTCTCTGGAGTAGGAGTTTTAGTTCGTGGTCGGTCAACATTGTTTTTACCTTTTATTTGTTTTTCTTTAAGGAGAGTATCAGCAACACGCAAACGTCGCTCAAACTCTTTATCTTCTGCATCACCTTCACGAAGGTTTCGAGTGACAGCATTAATCTTGTCTATTTCAAGCTCTTGTGGTACAGCCTGAGCTTCTGCGGCCAACTTAGCAGCCCGTGCTTGTGACTCTTGTGCTTGAGCAGACAGTGCCTGAGTCTGCGACTGTTGGAACTGCATCTGTAGTTGCTGTACCTGTTGTTGCATCTGTTGTGCTTGTGGATTAGGCTGAGAAGCTTGTTGTAGCGCTGCTACTAGTTCTTCACGGTTAGACAGGTTCATGTTGTCAACAACTGATTGTATTAACGTGTTGTACAGCGGTGAGTCTTTACCCATAGTCTGTAACAGTTGTACAAGCTGGGTTACTTCGTACTCTCTTGCAATAATGCCTAAAGTGCTACTGGCGTTAAACTTGTAGTCAGACACAGGATAGTTTTCAGGGTCAAACTGCATATAACGGTAGGCTGCTTTCTTAACAAAAGGAATCAGGAAAGACTGCTGGAAGTTAATCAGTGTGCGTTTATGGCGTTTAATAATAGCGCCAAGAGACATACTAATACCAGCGGCAGTACTCTCGCCATTAACCTTACCTGCAATTCCTGCTGAGTCAACGGCTCCTGTCGCTTGCTGTACCATCTGCTGCAATGCCCCGGCCTGAGCAAAAGTAATTTGACCCACTTGACCAAAGTTGAAAGGCTGTAGTACTTCACGAGGGTCTCCGTTAGTCAGTATCATCTTACCGGGGCGTACCTCTGGTTTAGCACCTCGTGGTAAGCGTGTAGCGTCGATAGCAAGCATTGGGTGTATAGTAAGGCTTAACGCATCAATACGAGCACGTAGTTCAGTGTCAAGGGCTTTCTGACTGTTGTAGCCTTTTTCACATACACCACGACCCCAGAACCTTCCGGGTACTACGTCCCAAGGGAATGCTACTACAGGACGGTCCTGCATCATGTAGGGGTTAGCTTCAGCCTTAAGAAGTATACCACCGTTAGCAACCACTACAACGGCCTCTACGTACTTTGACTCAGACCCCTGCTCTAGTACCTCTTCTTCGTCTTCGTCCCGCATAGCGGAATCTAGAAGCTCTCGTGGCACTAAACCATAGTACTTAGTCAGTCTAACCTTGTCGTCGTTGTAGATTGTAATGTCTTGGTCAGGCTCAAGGTCCGTATCTGGTGCAGCAGAACCTACGTACACGTCACGGTAAACACCCTGCTCCTGTAGAAGCTCTACTTGGTGACGACTAACAAACTCGTCTACAGCCACGCCTAGAGCGTCATCTACGGACGTAGCTACAGGGTCAATTAAGAAGTTCTGAGGCAGTACAGGCTTAAGCTTTACTTTAACACGTTCAGTAATGTTTACGCCAACAGCTTGCAAATCACCGTCCATAATTGGTTGGGTTGCAGGAGCCATCTCCTTCATCTCTTCAATAACAATCTCACCAACGCCTGTACCAAAGACTGCTGAGTTAATCAAGCATTCTGCAACGGCCTTACGTACCATACAGTCTTCAAAGTCTTCCGTAAGCTTGTTACGTAGGAACTGTACGTCTTGAGGCTGTGTGTCGCCCATGTTGTCACTAACGTCAAACCACTTTCCACGTCCAAACGTCGCTTCCTCTAGTTCTGCTACATTTGATTCAACAGCCTGTTGTAATGCAGGAGAAATAATACGGGAGCGCTCAGACTTACGGTCACTGTCAGCAGGATCCCATATGCCACGCCAGAGTCTATAATATTCTTCAAATCTTGCTTCATAATTGCTTTCGTAGTAATCTCTCCAGTCCTCGCACTTAGTTATAACCCAGTCTTCAATTGTTTCTTCAATCATCAGTGGGTCTTGTTCATATAAATCAGTCATATTAGTATCCCGCTACTACGTCTAAGATTTCGTGGTCTTCGATTTCATAATCGTAGTCGTAAGCCACATTAGCTAACTGGTCGATGTACGCCAAGGCGTCAATCAAGTCGTCATGGGTTAATGGATCAGGGAACTGAAACAGTTGGTCTAAGAATCTACTATTCCACTCCCCTTTGTTTAATGTAATGTAGCCGTTTTCAAACCTGCCCTGTAACGCCCACATAACCCTGTCAGTTTTCTTTCTGTTACCGTGTGTTAACTCTTCTACTCTAAAAAACGTACCGTACTTCTTTTGTAGGTCTAGAAGAGGAGACATTACAGCCTGTTTAGCAATACCTCTTTCAATACCAACTGATAAGGGACGATAGTCTCTAACGGCCTGAAATATTTTGGTTGCCGTTTCGTTAAGGCTCCAGCGTCCGTAGATAATATTATCAACAAACCAACCGTGCTCACTAACTTTGACGACAGCAATGGCTGTTTCATCAAGTTTG